CTTGCTCCTAAATCCTCAATGACTGGCTTTCTTGAAGCATCGTTTACAAATGAAAGTATAAACTTTTTGCCATCACTTCCCGTAAACCTATCGGTAAACTTGCGTTCAATTTGGCGCTTCTCATCATCCGATGGCTCGCCATTTGGTAAGGTAATTAATTTAGATGCGCTGAATCCCGTTTGAGCATTACCTAAAACGTGCTTAGATATTTCGATATCGGATTCAACGTAGTTTAAAGCACCGAAATAACCTGGCAAAGCATAAGCATTTAAGTTAGGTCTATACTCCTTTAAATACATTATTTGAGTGCCTTGTCTTAACTGAGAATTAAACCCGTTGTAAACCTCTCTTTTGTACTTCCTATCTTCCCAATTCTCTGAATACCAAAACTGAGTATTATCAGCATTCGTACGAATCTTAGTATAATCAACGTGATAAACCTCAGCAAGATTTTCTCCCGTTACACTCCATATAATTTGCAAATAAGCGCCTCCAAATAATTCAATATCAATAGATGCTTTTCTTAAAACTTCGGTCAACGACTCCACTCGGTTGGCTTGTGCGATGAATTGTTCACCAATAGGGTCGACACCCTCTTTGATTTTGAAGCCGTTCCCAGTTATGTAGTTGACCTTGCCTTTAATTATCGCATTATGCTTGGCAGACTTATTAAATAAATCGACCAAATAGTTAGGATAATCATTCTTTTTCCCGAACTCAATGTAACCTTCTCCTTCGCCTTTCTTCTCCCGATATTCAGGTTGTCTTGCCTCCGCAAAAGTTAAAACCATTAATTGATTGCTCATATATCTCGTACTTTATACGTATTTGTTTGGTTGCTATAAGTAATAAAACTGAATTGACTTGTGTCGTTTAATGTCGCTTGTCCACTTTCAAGCATTGAAGTCGCTTGCGATGGGATCAAATTAGAAGTTGAAGTTTGCTCATAGATATTATAAGTCCATTCACCAGGTAACTTATTAGCAAAATAAGAATTAACCGTAATGTTAAAAGCGTTGAATCTTTCCTTATAAGCAGATAAATCGGCATTGTTTAAAATCACAAATGCTACCGTTTCGTTTGTATTTCTTGACTTAAAATAGAATAGATAATTAGGCGATGTCAAAGTTGCCTTCTCGCTTAATGTTAAAATTATTTTATTGACTTGACCTTTGATTAAATGTATCATCAAATATAAATAGCATTAACAAAATTTCTTATATAAAAAAAGGGGAAGCATTTGCTCCCCCCTTACCCGTCAACCAAACGACTAACCTAAGCCCCTGGAGTAGTCAATGCAGTAAATACACCTGATGCTACCGTTGGCGCTAATTCTTTCTCCGTTGCTGAGAATGTCAAAGTGTAACCTGATCGGTCACCTTGAGCAGTACCCGTTGCACCGTTCCCACCAGTGATGTTAATTCCGTTTACACGACCTAACAACCAAGTGTTATCGTTATTGTCTTTTACAACACATAACAACGTATTTTGAGCCAACAAAAGAATTTCATTTCTTGTTGACACTTGTAATTTGTTCAATACTATTGATAGTTCTTGAGCATAGAAAACCGTTCCATTTTGGACATTAGCATTAATGTTTTCTGTCAAAGAAGCAGTACCTGGAACTAATTCATATTTAAAGAATCTTTTACCAGCTACTTTAGTTAATGCTGAAACCGAACCCGAAGCAACGGTAATTGCACTAATATTTCCTTTTTCGATAAAATACACTTCTGTTATTCCACCTAATGAGTCACGACAATCTAAAGAATATCCTTGAGTTAAAGCACACGGCATAATTATTTTTCTTTAAAGTGTTAAAATTAGGGGAGTCGCATCCAAGCGATACTCCCCGAACTTATTTGTAAGATTATTAAGCTAAGATGAAATCAACCATCTCGTCAGGGAATGCAAACTGCACACCGAACTTAAACGCTGCCATGAACTTAATGTTCATTGCATAAGGATCATGCAATAATTCAAATTGCTCTTCTTCATTTAACAAGTCAGTACCGATGAACAAGTTAGAAATACGACCAGCATATATCTTAGAAGTTCCGTTCAATCCTTGAACTGCGATAACCTTGATAGTTGTACCTGGCAAAGTTAATTCTCCAGTTGCTTGACCATCAAAAGTATAATTAAATAAATTTGAATTTTTTAATGCGATAGTGTAAGTACGGAATACATCGTTTCCAACAAAAATAGCAACGTCATCCTTATCAACTATTGAAGCTGGGATAGCTTTGTAAACTGCATCTAACACGTTAACAACTACACCACTTGTAATACCAGCAGAAGCAGCCAAAGGAGTTCCGTAATAAGTAGTTGTGTTTGCGTGAATAACTGAAGCCGAAGCAGCAGCAACTAATTTAGCAAAACCATCAAACTTATTCAAGTTACCATTTGCAGATGCAGTATCTCCAGTCCAAATAGCAGTTTCTAATTGAGAAGCAATACGAGCAGATTTTTTAGAAGTATAATCCGCAGCGAATGCGATTGAATCATACATAGAACCAGCTGATAATGCTTTTTGTAAATACTTAGATTCTAAGTTTTTAGGACATAATGCCTCTTGAACTTTAATTTTACCAACTGTTACACTACGCTGAGTGAAAGTAGTTGTACCTGATGCGTTGAAACCGCAATCGCTATCATCTTGAAAGAAAGCATCAGTATCCATAATACCAATTTTCTCAGAAGATTTAACACCAACTAAAACGTTTCCTTGAGATTTAATCAAAGAAGCAGTTTTAGAACCAAGAACCGAAGAAGTCACTAATAATGCTTCGTTTTCTTTTGCGTAATCCGTTAATGTACTTACAACAAATGCCATAATTTTTGATTTTTAAAATTTTTTAATTTAATGTTTTAACTCTTTGTAAAAACCTTTCGATTTTATCAGCCTTTGGCTCGACAATTCTAAAGTTGTTTTTTGGGTTTTGAATTGGGTCAGCATTTGGAGTCTTAGAAAATCCTTCCAATACGCTTAACATTTCACTAAATCCTTGATTAAATTTGCTCTCTAATTCTCCTAACTTGTTTTTTAATGCTTGATTTTCAGCTTGCAAGTAAGTTATAGTGGCATTCATTTCATCAAATTGAGAATCGGCTTCCATTGGAGCTTCTTCGGAAGTTGGTAATTCAGCAACAGGACTTTCAATTCCTTCAACTTTGCCACCAACTACGTTAATCATTGTACCATCTGCTAATTCATACTCACCATCGGGAGCAGAAACAGAGTTACCTGATTCATCAACAAGCATAGCATCTGCGCCAATCTCTAAACCTGATAAATCGATTTTACTACCATCTTTAAGGTCGTAAGTTTCAAATACCAATTGAGTCGCTGGCTCAGGTGCAATTTCTTTAGTTTGTGCCTCGGAATTATCCGCTAACAAAACCTTAATTTTTTCAATCGCTTCTGAAATGTTCATAAATTGTTTTACTGTTTGATTATAAATACTTATTTGTTAATACTTTATCATTTAACTTGTTCTAAAATCGAACATATCTCAGACCATAATGCCTCCTCAACGCTCATCGGTTGCTTTTCTTTTTTATAATTAAATATCCCTTCAACGCTAAAGCCTTTAAATTCACCTGATTTAATCTTGTTCCAAACCGATTCATTTTCAACTTTAAAACTTCCAAACCAAGAACCTTCGGGCGCATCTTCAAAACCTTTCATTGCCATAACTCCCCTTGATGAATCAACAATAAAAGATTCGTACATTGTCACTCCTTCAACTGCCATAGCCTCATCGTGCATTAAGTTTACATTTGATTGATAACCTTTTTTGAAAAACTTTTGTGCTATCTTCTCAATAGTATCTTTGGTAAACGTTACATAGTATTCGCCATTTTGGTCGTTACGATAAATAGGAGTATCGGCTAACATTAAAGCACCGGAAACAATTCTTCTATCTTCGGATTGAATGACAAATTTAGCCTTGTCCTCTTTAAACTTTAGGAAATCTCTTTCTATTGCTGGCTTATCAACCAAAGCAACAAAGTCCACTTCAACATCATCGTTTAAATCTTCACTAATCTCAAGTTGATAAATCGGTAATTTCATATTTTAGTGTTTTAAATTCTTGCTGAGTTTTCTATTCTTCTTATCCTCTTTTGGCTTCCGGTTATATCTGACTCCACTACGTAGGCACGTGCAGCAACATTGCCAATCGCATTCAATGAAGTTGCATCTAATGAAGTTGGTGCATTAGGGGTGAAACTTGGAGGAACCGGAGCAGCGGATAATCTTGCACCACCACCGCCTCCACTTGTGTCGCTAACTCCAGGCATACTTGGAAGCGGAGTGTTAATAATTGAGTTTACACTTAATAAACCTTGAGCAATAGTCGCTGCCGCTGCAATAAAACTAAATGGCGGAGGCAAAGTAGATAATGCTTGAGTCGCTCCAACGTAAGTATTAATAGTAGCATCTGCAATACCTAAAGCCTTACCGGCAACCGTTCCCTCTCCAGCCAACTGCATTCCAGTACGAAGTGCATTGCTAACTATTCCTAATTTTTGTTCCTGAGTTAATTGCGCAATCTTTACCTCACTTTCTGCACTTGCCTTTATTGACCTATCCATCGCATTAGTCACTAAAGCTATGGTCTTAGGTTTGTTATTTTGTATTACATCAAATATATTTTTAACATCTTTTAATTCCTTAACCTCGACTTTACTTGAGTCTCTTTTAATTTGGTCAATTTCATCATTTGCCTTTTTCGTTAAAAATACTTTTAATCTTTCATTATCAGAAAATAGCGATAAATCGGTTTCGAGTTGTTGCTTAATTTTGACAATCTTTTTATCTTCTTCAGATAAGCCAGCTTCCGCAAGTTCATTTAACCTGGTGATTCTTGCTAACTCATTTGCTATTTCTTTATCAATTCGTTCAGCTTGCTTTTTTAAATACTCATCATCCCCTTTTTTTTGAGTTGCTAAAACCGATTTTTTATAATTCCCTTCAATAACAATTAACTCATTTTTAGAATCGGCTAATTGCTTTGTTTCTTCAGTTGATAATCTTACCCCATTCCTTTTTTTTGCCTCAAGTACATTTATATCCTCAGATGCTATTTGTTTTCTTTTATCTGATAATTCTCTTTCGGATGCACCTTGTGACTCAAGTACTTTTAATTCCCTTTCGTATTGCTCTTTACGATTCTTTGAATTTTTGGCATATAATTCTAATCCTCTATCAACTTGTGAAGTAATGCCTACAAAATCCGTGACTTTAGTAACTATATTACCAATAGCGTTGGCAATGGTTCCTAAACCTGGAACTAATTTTAAAACCGCATCCCTTACTTTATCAAAATTTGCAACTAATAAACCTAAACTTATGGCTAATGCACCAATTCCCGAAGCAATTAACGCGCCTCTTAATGTTGTAAATGCTTGTAGAACTTGAGTTTTAATTACTAACGCTAAGTTTTTAAATCCATCTATTGATCCTAATATAGTATTTAAGCCTTCAGAAAATGCTAAAGCACCTTGAACCTTTAATAATTGCTTTTGAACGTTTTCGGATTCTACCCCAAACAAAGCCAAAGCGCCTTGCGCCCCGGCAAATGCTCCAGCTACTCCTTGAATCGATTGACCAAATGCCTTAAATTTAGCATCAGGATTAAATGCGTCAATAGTTGCTTTTGCATCACCAATACGGTCTTGTAATTCGGCTGCTCTTTTGGCTGCGTTGGCTATTTCTTGAGCTGAAGCGCCAGCAGTATTTTGTAAACGTGCTAATTCTTGAACTGATTCTCTTAACTGACTCCGTAAACTTCGTGTATCAGCAACTAAATCAATACCTACTTTTGCATTTTCAGCCATCTTAATCGTATGTTAATTCAATTACCCTTAATAATTCTACTTTAGTCGTTTGTACAATGTTGGGGTTAAAATCAATTACTTTATTTAGTCTCCAAAGTGCGCCATCAATATAAATTAATTGCGCAAAATCGAGTGAATAAATATCTTGAACCGTTAGATATAAATAGCAACTTAGAAGCTTACTATCCTTGTTAATAATTTCAGCTAAATATTCATCCCACCAAGCATTGAATAAATTAGCCGATGGATATGGATTTGCTAACTTAAAATAAACTTCATTTGGCGCTCCAAAATTTAAATCTAATGTTGGCTCTATTGGGTCATCTAAATGACCAGCATATCCGTAGGCATCTAATCCATGAGGATGCGTTAAATTAGAATTATCGGGATATACTTTTCTTATATGGTAATTTGTACTTGTTGAATTTTTAAAAAACATTATACGAATATTATTGTCTTTCCGTTCCTCAAGTTGATTAGTTTGTTTAAATAAATTTGCCCTTAATTTTGTGTCATCACTTGAAGCAGTTAAAATACTTGGACTAAATATAACTTTTACTTCACTTCTATCATCTGCAAATTGGAAGCCTGTATCTTCTTTTCTATCTGCATAGGTTTCATTGTATTTTTTATTATATGCCTCATTGTAATAGTCATCATCTTCAGTATAAAGAAAATCATAATACCTTGCATTTAATTCTGACATTGGTTTAATTGAAATCTCTTTTGAATAATCTAACTTATTAGACCAATCGATCGAATCAGCAATAGGGTCAGAAAGCAAAAGTAAGCCGGTAGTATCTCCCGTTTCCCCGTGCAATAATAACTCGCCAACATCGTTTACTTTTAGGAATCCAGCGCCTGTTCTGTAAAATTCGATATACGGCTCAATTAATAAATGAGTAGTTTTTTGTGGGTCTTCATAAACATATAAATTAAACATTCTACAAATCGAAGCAAAGAAATCTTTTTGTTGAATTCCTTTTGGCAATAAATGCTTCATATTTAATACAATGTCTTCCGTAGCATTAGCACTTTGAGCGTAATCTGAAACAAATTCTAAAACTAAATCAGGATCTAAAGTTACATAAGTTTCTGATGCCGTAAATGATGCGTTAACACTTAATATATCACCTAAATCTAATGAAGTAGTTACAAGCCAATCGATAGGTATTTGCTGATAATTAACAAAGGTTGTGTATGTTTCTTCGTAAACTATTGATGCAGATTGATATAATTTTATTGTCATTGTACCAGGTCTTGACAATGATACACTACCTGATAATCTAATTTTACCTAATGTATTATTAGTTCCTGGTGCTATAAAAGTAAATGATGAATTAGCCGTATTTGAAAATAAAACTAAATTTGATATTACATTAAATATCAAATCTCCAGTAGCACTTGTATTTGAACCACTATCTAAACTTGTAATGCTTCCGACTCTTAATAAATCTTGTGTTAATTGCTCAAGGTTTGCTTTATTATTTGGTATTATTAAACTTCTAAAATAAGGGGTATCAAAAAACGAAGAAGTATACGTGTATTTTGAATTAATAATAATACTATCCATTATTTCATGAACAAAAAATGCGGGTCTAAACGCATCTAAATGCCAATCTTTTGTTCCGTGCTTACATTGACCGTAATCAATTAACGGATAAACAATACCTAATCCACTTGCTACACCTGAAGCAGTCCAAGAATTTACAACTGTATTTTTATTCCATTGCTGAACGTATTTATTAAAGTTATCCATATCCTCAAGCAAACTATTCCCAATTGCCGAAGCAAATCCACCTAATTCACCAAATACTGCACATTGATATTCTATTACTCCGTTTTGAATAGTTATCTCCAAAAGGCGAAGAACTCCTTTAAAAACTTGAATCTTGTTGACAAATATCTGACAATTCGCTTGCTTGGTCGGGTCAAAATTATAACCAACATTTGGTAAATTATCTTGGCCATCTTCATCAACAAGTTTAATATTACCACTGGTAAAATTATAAATATGACCAAAAATTTTGTTGTTATTTGCGTTACCAGGAACGTTAATTGTTTTAGAATAATTCGTATTCCTCGCTGAAAAGTCTTTAATGTCATCTATTGCGTAGTTTAGTTCTGCTCCTAAATCCTCAAATAAATCGAGTCTTTGTTGTTCAATTATTATTTCGGTTATCATTAACGATATTGGCTAAATTGTTTTTTCCCTAAATCAAACTGAAGTTGATAATTAAATAGTTTATCTGAAGTGCTTATTTTTTCTTGCCAATTTGTATCCTTCAAAATAATAGGATAATAATCACTTACACCTCCGTTTATGATCTGTAAATACACTTCATTAGAAGCAAGCAATTCAGACCCAAGTGCATAATCTACGGCAGATATGTAATCACTTGTCACCAGGTAACTATAATCTATTTGAGTGGCTAATGCTTGCGCCCCACCGTAATGAACTCCCGAACTTGATTTGTGAGCCATTGTAACTCCGCTCCTTTGGTACTCTGCCGTTTGGTAGGTCGTTCTCTTAAAATTCTTTTGCTGGCGATTAAGTAACCTAAAACTAAAAGTGTCATAACCCCCAAATTGATTTTGGAATACTAAATTTATGGGAGTAAATCTTGGCGCACATACTTGCTTTATAATTATAGTATCTGAGCCAATAGTGACTTTGTATCCATAGGTTGAATCCGTAATAAATGAACTACCTAAATATGTATTTATAGCGCTTGGACTTAAATCCAAAAGCAAACTTGATAAACTTGATAAACTTGCCCCGGTTGATGGACTTGAGTTATTGCTTCCATCCTCATTTATCTTTTGAATCGTTGCCGTTACCGCTGAAAAGTTGGCATTGAAATAAGTAATAAAAAACTTTTCTCCGGTAATTACCTCTCCGGCATTCCTATCTCGTGTCGTTAAAAACTTATTTGCATAAGTAGAAATAGAAGTCCTAAACGGATTTAAAGAATAATTCCACCCTTTAGAATTTTCCGAAGTTCTAAAAATAAGTTCTTGACCTAACCACTCCTCACCTAAATTTATCGTATAGTCAACGAATAAGAATGAGCCAGCGAACTGTAAGACCGAATTTCCTGATGGGTTAAAACCGCTTCCAAAGTAGTTTCGTACAATGGGAGCGCAATCGAGTACACCATAACCTCCTGAGTCGGGATAATTTTTAAGTATGGCAACATCTGAGCCACCAATTTGTATTTTAAATACATATTTAAATGAAGATTGTGAATTATTGGTTGAAGAAACTATATGCCATAAACTATCGTGAGCCGATGTATATGATGCCGGTACCAAATTGCTTACGTATGCCATTATTTTTTAAATGTTTGTGTAATCGTTAATGCTATATCTTGTCCTAATGCTTGAGATAATTTTGCTTTAAAATCTTCTCCAAATGCTTTTTCTTCATTGTCATCAAAAAATCCCACTCTTGCTATGCCTCTTTCCTTAATTCTTTTAGCAGTATTTTTTGCTAATTTTCTTAATTTTATCATAGGGTCAGCTACATCAGAAATTTGTTTTCTTTTTATTTGTAAAGGACTCAATCCTTTGCGCTGGTCTTCGTTCTTAATATAATTTTTATGCCTTAAATACCATTCAAGAATTGCTTGAACCATATTTTTAGATACTTTTAATGTTCTAAATTGATATGGCGAATTTGGTTTACCGCTTTTTATTCCTTTGACTCCTTTATTTTGAAAATCATAATATTTACTTGCCGGATTAGATTCATCGTAACCAATCGTTAAGATATATCTATTGCCAGTTTTATTAATGGCTGAAACGGTAATGTCACTCATATTACCCCTATCAACTTTACCTTTAGCGTTTATCCTTTGCTTTGCTAATGATATAAATTTAGTGGCAGCGTCAAACATTACTTTTTCAACCGCATCAAGTTTTAATGTGCCTTGTGAACTTTCCCCACCTAAATCAAAATTTTTACCTAATGATTCTTGTGATTTAAGAATGCTTGCCATATATCTTTTTCATTTGCTCTGCATCAAAACTATTTTTCGCCTTGATATAACTTAAATCATTTAATGCTTGTATTGTTGGTAACTCAAATGCCTGTTCTAAATTTATTCTTTCATGTTCGGCAATGATGGTAGCCTGGTAAATCCATCCATAACGTTGCATAAAGCCATTATCGTTACCTCTGCTTCTAATTTGTCCATCCCGTTCTTCGTTAACTCCTCTTTCAAATAATCCTTTAAACTCGTTATCGATTCGCTGAATACTTGACAAAAAAAAACCACACTCCCATAAACCGATTCAAAGCTTGCTGATAATAAGTCCTCAGCATATTCCTCATGCTTACTTGCATCGTACTTAGCCACTTTCCAACCTCTCCAAGTCAACTTCATAGGCATAACCATTGAAGCGGCAATCTTATGTAAATTGTTTATAATATCATCCCCAAAGAATTTAGTTTCTAAATACCTTGAATAAGGAATATTACGAATATCATAAATACACCTATATCGTTTTTTGCCAATCTTAATATAATCGTTTGGCTTTGGTATTGGTGCTGATTCGGTAATAAATGTAATCTTCTTTAACTGCTCATTTAATTCCTTAATGGTTAAAGAATCTATTTGTGCTTCGGTTTGATAAGTTAAAATCTCTAAGGACTTTACCGCAATGTCTAACTCAGTCAATCCCTCTTTTTTAGTAAGTAGGTTTTGAATTTGTTGCCATTGCCATACTGTGACATCTTTCCAGTTCATATTTATAAATAGCTAATTAAACAAAGTTGTATCGACCCGTTCCTGATTTAAAATCAAACTTTCTCCAGGCTAATGCTAAAGCACAAACGCAGTCATCAGTAAATCCGGTAGGTGCAGAATATTTTACTCCGTGTGATGTGTATTGATATTCAAAAACTTCTAATTCATTCTTAATCATCCCTTCAGGATAATGTACCCGTTCTTGATGTATTGCCACTTGAAGACCAAGCATTAATTCTTGCTTGCTTTGGCTTGTAAATTTAAAACCTTCTATGTCCATCCCTTCTCGTTGTAATTGTTCGACTATCGGATCGCCTACCCCAGTACTATCAATTAACATCGGTGCTTTTGGACAATTGCGTAAAATGTTCTGAGTTGATGCCCAATCCTTCTGAAATCGGTCATAGTAAGCCACATTGCCACTATTATCCAAACCAATTATAACAGTCCAATCTGAATACTTTGCCAAATCTACTCCGTAACATTTAACAATATTGGTAGATAAGTCCGATAAACACTTACGTATCGCGTCACTACCAAATGGATTCGCAGCGTTCTCAGCTGGGTTAGCCATGTACTCTTGCTCAAATACTACGGGAATTGCTGACTTCTTAATTGAATCGACCTCAGAATTTGCAATATAAGGGTTATCGTAAGTCGAATACTTAAACGATTCCCATTCTCCGTTTGCTTCTAATCCTTTTAAATATAAAGAATAAAAATAATTCTTGCCTCTTGGAGTTGATAAGAATAGCGCCTTGCCTTTATAATCGGTTAAGGTAGGTCTTATAGCATTATTCCAACCATTCTCTAAATCAGGGATATATGAAGCCTCATCGATAATCACATAATGAAATCGCATACCTCGAAGATTATCCAATCTTTCGCCCGTATAAAAACGAATGACTCCACCCGTAGCCAATTTAAAAGTCAAATCTGATATGTTAGAAGTTGCTACTTCGGGCGGAAGTATTAAAGCGATATCGTCAAAAAAGACTTTGGCTAATTTGTAGGTCGGAGTTATGTAAGCAACTGACTTACCTTGTAATGCCTCCACGCAAGTGATGACCTGGCTAATTAATGACTTGCCAAATCTTCGCCCACACATAAGCACTCTAAACCTCGCCTTGCTTTGTAATACTTTCTTCTGCGCCTCGTGTGGAGTCGGTAGGATAATCTCCATTGGCAAATTTTATGGTTATTTCAGTATCTTGTTTTATGTCAGCCGATTCTTTTGGCTTCCCAAATACTCTACTTAATAAAGTTTCAATCGAATATAAAGAGCCGTTCTTTAAAGACTTATTCATTGCTCCAGCAATTGTCTTTTCTAATATTGAACTTTCGGGATTATCAAATATCTCTTTAAGTTGGTCAATATTCATAGCAAGCATTTTACGAATTGTTATTCCAATCTCGGTCATATTATAACCTGATTCCTTTAACAATGTAACGTATTTCTTTGGTCGACCATTTGGATTGCCTGATTGACCTTTCTTAAAACTTACTAAATTTTGTTCGTTTGCCATATCTCTCCGTTTCTTTTAATTATTAATGTTGGGTCTAACTTAATCATTCGGTCAACTATAACTTGGCAATATTTAGGATCTAATTCCATTCCGTAGCATTTACGATTTAGCTGATGTGCTGCAACCATAGTTGTTCCTGAACCTGTAAATGGCTCATAAATCAAATCATTTTTTAATGAGAAATCAGTAATCATTTTAGAGGCAAATTCAACCGGATAAGCAGCTCGATGTTCTACACTTTCTCCGGTAATTTGTGAACCTGAAGATTTTATATGCCAATAATTCCATCTGCAATCATTATAAATTTGACTTGTTCTATATTTATTACTTGCGGACATAACAAAAACAAATTCACATCTTCTTGAATATATACCTATTTGTGGTAAATTAATAGAATGATTTT